CTTTTCCCGGACGCAATTGATCTAACTCCTGAAAAACCTGAAATTCTAGTCCATTCGATAGAAGGTATTCCTGGAATTCCTGTTCCTTTGTTAGTAGAAATACCACCAATGCTTATGATGGACCAGAAAAATGCATTTGATGTGCGTAAACAATATAAAGACAAAACTAAAGCAAAAAATCATCACGGCAGACTCATATTTCTATATAAACTGGGATTGTTCCTTCAAGCAAATAAGTATAACACTGGGGCACTTTATGAAAAAGATATGTATACTGAAGATGATTTCGCTGATATGAAAAAAGAATTAGGGGATATATAAAAACGCAGTTCTACGATTCATGCTTACCTTAAATGGTAATCTTCTTATAATAATTTACATCATAAATACACATGTATTTTTAACGTTCTGCGTGCGCTGAAAATATTTTTCTTGCCAAGGAGCATACCAATAACATGGGCGGTGGTCTTCTTCAACTTGTCAGCTACGGTGCGCAGGATATTTACATTTCGGGGAACCCTCAGATCACCTTCTGGCAGATCCTCTACAAGCGTCACACCAACTTCGCAATGGAGTCTATTGAGGTGACCTTCAACGGCCAGGCCGACTTCAACAAGCGCGTGACTGCAGTTATCAACCGTAACGCAGACTTGATGTATCGCACTTACGTTCAGGTTGTTCTTCCCGCTGTGGACCTCGTGTCTGGTGGCACCCAGCTCAACCGCTTCCGCTGGCTCAACTATATTGGTCACCGTTTGATCAAGGTTGTGGAGCTCGAGATCGGTGGTCAGCGTATTGATCGTCAGTATGGTGACTGGATGCAGATCTGGACCCAGCTCTCCCAGGATGCTGGTACCATCGCTGCACTCGATGACATGATCGGCAACACCCACGACTTGGTCTTGATGAAGGACTCCAAGGGTTATGCATTGGATGCCTCTTGCGCTGGCGCTGAGCTCACCAACTCTTGCGCTCCTCGCTCTGGCACCCCAGCCAAGACCCTCTACATCCCTCTCCAGTTCTGGTTCTGCCGTAACCCTGGTTTGGCCATCCCCTTGATTGCCCTCCAATACCACGAGGTGCGTATCAACGTGGAGTTCGAGCAGTGGATCAACTGCTGCTACTATGAGCAGTCCACTAGCACTGCACCTTCTACTTCCATCCAGTCCTTGACTGCTGCTTCCCTCTACATCGACTACATCTACTTGGACACTGAGGAGCGTCGCCGTTTCGCCCAGCAGACTCACGAGTATTTGATTGAGCAGCTCCAGTTCACTGGTGCTGAGTCCATCACTTCCTCCTCCAACAAGATCCAGTTGAACTTCAACCACCCCGTCAAGGAGCTTGTGTGGGTTGTTCAACGTGACTCGTTTGTGGACTGCACTCCAGGCCAGAACTTCATCGCTGAGGTCAACGGCTGCCAGCCCTTCAACTACACGGATGACTTCACCACCGAGGGTGTTGTGATGGACATCCTCGCCCGTGGCTCTCTCGGTAACGCCGCTGGCACTTCTGGCGGTGGTGTGATCCCAACCACTTCTGGTGATGGTCCTTCTGGCCCCTACCTCCCAGGTGTTGGTATCGCCTTCGGTCCTTCCTTGGGCGGTGCTTCTTGGCTTGACTCTGGCCTCAACCAGGGTGAGGAGGTGTTCGCAGCCACCACCAACTACTTGCTCGCCAAGGTCATCCTCGACTCCGGCGTCAAGTGCTCTGGCAAGAACCCTGTGGAGGTTGCCAAGCTCCAGCTCAACGGCCAGGACCGCTTCACGGAGCGCGAGGGTCGCTACTTCGACCGCGTCCAGCCTTACCAGCACCACACCCGCACTCCTACTCCAGGTATCAACGTGTATTCCTTTGCACTCAAGCCTGAGGAGCACCAGCCATCCGGCACTTGCAACTTCTCCCGTATCGACAAGGCAACCCTCCAGCTCACGGTGTCCGTCAACACTGTTCGCTCTGGTCGCACTGCCCAGGTCCGCGTGTATGCAGTGAACTACAACGTTCTCCGCGTGATGTCTGGTATGGGTGGTCTTGCCTACTCCAACTAAAGTGGTTGTCTGGATCGTGGTCTTTTAAACATCAAACAAAAATACAACAGTGGGTGGATCTCCACCCCAAATTGTATTTACTCTCATGAAGGTCAAATATACAAATGAAAGTTGCCTTTCTCACCAATCATATTTCTTACGGTGGAACGGAAGTGTCTATGTATGACTATGCTCATTTCAATGAAGTGCTTCTCGGCAATACATCCATAGTGATTACACGCGACTTCCGCGCGACGCATGGAGAGATCTATGAAAAATTTGCGAAACGGTTTCCGGTGTTTTATATCCAAACCCAACAAGACATTGATAGAATTGCTGAACAAGAAGGTGTAGATGTTGTGTATGTTCAAAAATCGGGTGAAGTCGATTGGTTTGTGAGCAAACACCGCAAATGTGTTGTGCATGCGGTGTTTACCACCAAGTTTCCACATGGGAATGTGTATGCTGCCATCAGTTCGTCACTCAATCAACTTCACCGAACAAATGTTCCAGTTGTCCCGTATATGGTCTATGTAGAGGAGAACGAAGAGTCATTTCGTAAAGAGCTCGGAATTCCCGAAGATGCTGTCGTATTTGGACGTCATGGTTCCTATGATTCGTTTGATATTCCATTTGTTCACGAGACAATTCCTCGGATTTTGGACAGACATCCCAATATGTATTTTGTGGCGATGAATACGAAGCCCTTCGCAAATCATCCTAGGATTGTCTATCTTCCACGCACAACTGATCTTCAAGTCAAACGGAAGTTCATCAATACATGTGACGGAATGCTTCATGCGCGCGCACGCGGAGAAACGTTTGGGTTAGCATGTGGAGAGTTCGCAGTCTGTAAAAAACCAATCGTAACGTATGCTCATTCGCCAGAGCGTGCGCATATAGATATTCTCGGGAACAAGTGCACACCCTATTCCAATGCTATGGATTTGTATAGAATCTTTGAGAGCGGTAGTTGGAAGAAAGACGTTACTGAAAATGGATATCTAGCATATACACCAAGTGCGGTTATGCCTATCTTTGAAAGTGTATTTCTTAAATAAATGTTGAAATCTATTCTTCCATGGTCACCACAATCCATTCTTGACGTAGGCGGATACAAAGGACATTGGACTCGCGAAATTCGGAATCAGTTTCCGAAAGCATCTGTTGTAGTCGTAGAACCGAATCCTCATCTAGAATTGTCTAGTCTCGGAGTCCCTGTATATCAAGAACTGTTGTCTTCGGAAGTCAAAGAAGTAGATTGGCATTCCAATTTATCCACGGGAGATTCTATGTATAAAGAACGGACACGTCACTACGATGGAGTCATACCCACCAAACGGACAACAACAACCTTGGATCTATTGTTCCCGAATCAAACGTTTGAATTTATCAAAATTGACTGTCAAGGTGCCGAATTGGACATCTTGAAAGGCGGAGAGAATCTCCTACGCGGAACCACTGCTGTATTACTCGAATGCGCATTCGCAGGCCAATACAACCAAGGAGCACCTACATTTGCAGACTACATTTCGTATATGGATTCAATTGGATTTGCGCCATTGGATATCACCGAACTTCATCGGGCGAATGGTCTCCTGATTCAAATTGATATACTGTTTCTTCGAAAGACGTCTCTTTTATGGACAACAATTCAGTCAATTCTCATTAAGTAAAATACCATGCTGATCTATAGCACTCTTCTCCTGGAATAAGAAGATCTTGGACATGGTTGCATAAATCATTGCGAATAAATATCAAATTCCCAGTATGGCATACTAGAGTATACCCCTTTTCCTGACCAAGACGCAACATTGGAAGAAAAGATGTTCCTTCTAGATTTGTATCCGAATAAATATGAGTTTCATTCAGGGGAGAAATTGCAGAATTGATCTCAATCACTACAATCTTCGGGGAATACTCGGATACACTTTTCCACACCTGATAGTCTGATGAATCAATATCAATACTAAGAATATCAAAATCCTTTGGGATATCAGTTGTGCTCAAAAGAGCATCTAGAGTAGAATCACCTTCTGTTTCAACTCTTGCATGGATTGGATAAATATTGGGACGAGTTTTGCATGTCTCAAGAAGTTGAGTAAAATAATCGTCGCGTGCTTCGATGTATACAGCCTTATCTCCCTGTTCTACAAGGCGAAACGTGTTAGAACATGCAATTCCATCCCATGCCCCAAATTCACAGACCCAATGGCTTCGTGACTCCAGCCGACGGAGAAGTTCCTGAAGAATACCATCTTCGCCATTTTGACTATATACATTCCTGCGCAACGCGAGAGCTGGGACTACACGCTTGAGAAACAATGGAGGAGAGTCCTGGATCTGACAACCTGGAACATGGGTAAAAAAGATGGTATATGTCTCTTTTTGAGACTCGTCCCTATGTAATATGGCTCCATCGGATA